CCTCGTAGGCTTCCAGGAGGACCTCGGTCGCCGTCTCCTCGTCGGCCGGCAGCCGCTGGCCGAAGATGCGGCCCGCCAGGTCATCCTCGCTGGGCCCGACCACGTCGCTGAAGTCCGTCGGCCACTCGGCGCTCACGTTCGGGGGGCTGGGCGCCGGGCCCGCATACTGGCGGAAGTCCTCCGCCTGCGCCATGAGCCGGAGGATGCGTTGCTCCGCGTCGGCCATCGTCTCGGCGAGGACGCTCAGGGCCGAGGCCGCCCCGCCCTGGTGCTTGATCTGGGCTTCGGTGGCCGACCCGGACGTGCGGGCCGCCTCCTCGAGCTCGTTGTACGCGATGCGGTTGAGCTCCTCTTCCTTGCCCTTGAGGACGCTGTTTCCGGCCTCCACGCCGGCCGTCGGCATCTCCAGGCCCTGGTGGGGCCCGTAGTCCGAATCGTACGGCACGACCTTGAGGCCGCTTTTGAGGCGGTGCTCGATCTCATCCGCGAGGCTCTCGTTGTCCCCGACGCCCAGCTGGATAAGCCCGTTCATGGCGGCCGAGAGGGCAAAGTCCCGCCGGCTCGTCATCCGGAAGAGGGCGCGGTGCTTCTTTGCGATCTGAAGGCCCACCTGCGCCTCCCAGGGCATCTCGACGCGGAGGACCGGGGCCATTGGGTTGCCCTCCGGCCCGACGAAGTACGGGGGCTCCTCCTCCGCTCCGACGGCCGACTCGCTCGCCCAGGTGCCTGCGTCGATGCGTTCAGCCTCGTCTTCATCCGAGTCCTCGGCCTGTCGGTACACCTCGTAGCCCTGCGGCATGTAACGCGTCCAGGTCGGCTCCCGGGTCCCGTCTTCCATCACCGAGGCGGCCTGCACGCGGCTTCCCTTAATCACCGCCTCCTGCCCCGTCCAGTGCGGGGCCGTGAGCGGCGTCTGGACGTGCAGGCCCGTCCGGGGGTTGAGCACCACCACGGCCTCGTTGTAGCCGAGGAGCGTCTGGGCGAGCTCCAGGAGGAGCACCTGGTAGTCCTCCCCCTTCGGACCGGCCTCCTCGAGGGCCGCATCGGGAAGGGGCTCGACGTCCCGTTGCACATCGCCGGCCCGCTCGAACAGCATGCCCGCCAGGCGGCCCAGCAAGAACCGCGTCCGCGGCGTGAAGTCGGCGTCTTTTTGCCGCTGGTCGAAGTGGTCTCGGTGCTCGAAGTAGCGCTGCACGAGCTCGGCGGCCGCGTCTTCACCGGTCATCATGCGACGGACGGTCTTCCAGCCGTCCTTGTGGTCGTCGTAATGAGGGTGGGTGGCCTGGTGGATCGGCATGGGAAGAGGTGTCAGTTGGCAGAAAGAATGGACCCGAAGGCTTCTTCGGTGCGGTCACCATCGAGCATCAGCTCGGTGAGGCTCCACACGGCCGCATCGAGGCGGTTGGGGCTCCAGTCGGACTCTTCCGGGTCCCACTGGGTCTGTTCGTCCTCCAGCTCCGAGAGCGTGCCGACATGCAGGACCCGGCCCTGCTCGTAGAGGTTGTGGATCGGCTCGGCCCGCTGTTGCTTTCCCCGGGACGCGTGGACCATCTCGACCGGAAGCGCGCCGTCAACGCTTCGGATGTTGGAGGCGACCATCTCGCCCCCGAAGTTCTTCTCCGCAACGATGAGGTCGGCCTCGTGCTGCTCGTAGGCCGCTTGCACGGCCTTCGCCCAGGCGTTCGGGCTTCCCCCAGTCGTGCGGTCTGAGAGGACGTAGCCCCGGTCGTCGTTGGCGATGCCGGCCGTCACGATGCCGACCTCATCCCCACCGCCGCTCGGGTCGACCCCGACGACCACGCGCTTGAGGTCCGGGGCTTCGCCCACGCGCCGAAGATCGTCGTAGTCCCAGAGGGCCCCGGGGTTGGCATCGATAATTTCGGCGTACACCTCTTGCCGGCCGAGGCGCGTTCCCTCCACGCCCTGAATCTTGCGCATCATGCGGTCTCCGAGGTGCGCCTCGTTCTCGAAGCTGGAGCCGGTTACCGTGTCCACGGCCTCATCCTCGAACATCTCCTGGATGACGTCGATCGGCCGCGGGGTCGTCGTCACGAGGAGCTGCTGCTCGTCGCCCTCTCGGAGCGTATACCCGATCTGGTCCTCTACCTCCTCGGCGTACTTGTACTTCGCGAGCTCATCGAGCCACATGATCGACCCGGAGAATCCTCGGAGCTGGCCCGGCTTGTCGCCGCTGTAGGTCGTGGCCTTAGCGCCGTTCGGGAACGTGATCCGGCGCTTTGAGGGCTGGTACTCCGGCTGGAAGTCCGGCGGAGCCAGGCGGAGTATCCCGCTAGGTCCCTCGACCATGTAGTCTCGGACATCGGCGGCCGTCTCTCCGACGAGGGCAAGGTTGGCGTGCTTCCCGCTACGGGCCTTCTCCAACAGCCAGTGCGAACCGACCCAGTTTTTGCCCCAGCCACGGCCGGCCAGGGCCAACACCGTATCCGCACTCGATTGCAGGACCTGGAGCTGCTTCGGCCGGGCATGGAAGTGTGACTCTGCGGCCAGCTTCTTCTGAACGCGCTTCGGCATCTCACGGAGAATCTGGGCGCGCTCCTCCGGCCCAAACAGCTGGAGAAGCTCCCGGACCTCCAGGACCCATTCGATCCATTCGTCGCGGCCGGCAGTCTCATCGGGCGTGTCTCGGGCAACAGCGTGCGTCACTCCTCCTCCCCCAGGCGCTCGGCCCGATCGGTCAGGGTCGAGAGCACGTCGTCGAGGGTGTCGGACTGGACGTCGAGCTCCCCGCTGTGCTCGTGCTCCTGCTTGTGGTTGTATTCGCCGTGGGCCTTGAGAATGAGGCGGAGGGCCTTCTGGGCGTCGTAGAGCTTCAGCTTCGGACGGCCGCTTTCATTGAAGCTGATCTGCTTGATGAGGCCTCCCCCCTGCTCGATGACCGCCTCCTCGTCGAGGGCAAGCGTCGTCCGGGTCTCCGTCGTGCCGTCCTCGAGCTCCTTCTCGTACTCTACCACCTCGAAGAACTGCCCGATGTCGGCTCGGGCGATGTCCGCCATCCGCTTCGTCGCCTCCTCGGCCGACATGGCGAGGCGTTCAAGCCGCTCGTCGACCGCCTGCCGAATGTCGGGGTCGTTGAGGTTACGATTCGCCGCCTTCTTGGCCCCGTTCTCACTGTAGCCCGCACGGCGGGCCGCGGCCGCGCCATTGAAATCACGGCAGTACTCCTCGACAAAGCGTTTCTGTTTGTCCGTCCAGGAAGCCATTGAGGTAGGCAAAAGTGGACAACAGACACGAGGGCTCCACGCACCTATTGCGGGGGGTTACCCGTCATCCGGCGTTGCGCCGGCGCCCAGCTCGGGGACGACGCCCTCCTCCTGGAGCTCCTTGCAGATCGCCCCGATGTCGACATCCGGCAGAGACCCAGAGGTGTCCGGAATGTCTGGGGCCGCCCCGTCGGGGCCTATAGGCGCCGGGTGGCGCAGGCGGCTCTCGACGTAATCCTCGACGCGCCCCCGGAAGGCCCGGCGGACATGGATCTCCAGAGGCCGGTCGCCCTCATACCGAACGAGGGCCCGAAGGAAGAGCGGATACGCCTCCGCCAGAAGGTCCTCCAGCTCGAGACTCGGCTCGTCGGCGTGCCCCGACCGGGCGTACCGACTGAGCACGTCGGAGCACACCCAGTAGATCGTCTCGGCCTGCAGCGCGAAAAGCGCCATCAGGGCCCGCCGCTCCTCTGGCCTCGGGTCGACCTCCTGGACGGCGCGCTTGGTGGCGTGGCGACTGTGCCCTGCGGCGGCCGCCCGGGTCTGGCGGTGCCATCTAGAGAGCTGAGAGAGATACGGAGAGGGCTCTTCGTCCGGATCGACGCCAGCTGAGTGTCGGATCTGGTCGGGCCAAGTCGGCACAGGTGGCTACGCGGGCGGCGAGGCAGAACGGCTCGTGACCGCCGCCTTCAGGTGCTCTTTGACGCGGGACAGGCGCCGAGACAAGACGTGTGGGGGCAGGCCGGCGCGGGATTGGAGCTCATTCCACCCGATGCGGGTGGAGGCGCCGTACAGGGCGACATCGCGAGCGGACTGCTCGCGGGCGTACTGACGGAGGGCACGTTTGACTTCGATACGCGCCTCCTTGTGGAGGACGGGCTGATCCGGGCGCACGGGCCTCGGGGCGTCTGTGAGCGTTTGGCGGCTGTTCAGACGTATCCGGGCCGGTGTTGCGTAGTTTCCTGCAGGTAAGACGCTGGGGCAGCAGGACCCTAGCGCATCTCGAGTACTCGAGAGGACGTCATTGCAACGACGAGGATAACACAGAGATGGTTTTCAGAGTCTATCTCGCCGCTATGAAAATGAATAACGGCGTGTTATCTCTTCGTATACATCATCACGGTCGCCACTCCTGCGCAAGCTTGCGCCGTAGATGTAAATCTTATCTTCTTCTTCAAAGACGCCATAGACAACCCTGTAGTTGCCCGCCCGGACTGAGCGGAGCCCACTGAGTTCACCTCCGAGCGGTTTCCCAAGCTTGGAGGGCTCAGAGCTTTTCAGCTCATCAATCTTTGACTTTATTGAACTCTCAGTGTCATTGAGGTCTTTTAGGAGCTCAATGGCTGGGTCCGGATAGAGGACATCATACTCTTCGCCCATTGCACTACCAGCCGATCATCTCATGAGCTTCTTCCTCAGTGCGAACTTGCCCTTCGTCTATCGCTTCTTGGCTGTCTCGGATTGTCTGCATCAGTTCTGGGTCTTGCCTAATTTGACGGGTTTCCGAGTAGGCCACCCCCAGATCAAGCTGGATCGAAAGATCAAGGTCAGACATTAACCCCCAGTTTGCAGTCACATCTGCCGAGCCCTCTGATGTGCTCCATTGTTCATGCTTCTCATCAGAAGGAAAAACAACTACGATACTACGGGCAGTTTCCGGCAGCTGCTTAGCTGGTGGCGAGGAAGCATCAAAATCGTGCCAGAGAAGATTACACAGTGCCCCTTTGGGACTACTGTCACTCGAACGTGCGTCGGTACTCGGGATGGTTGCTTCAGTCATTCTGACTCGGAATTAGCTATCTCAAAGCCAATTTGCTCCATCAGGTCTTCGAGGTCCGGTTGTGGGACCTCATTCATCGACAGTATTCCCTTTTCTATTAACCATTTGCCTATGGAAATGGCCTGCTGCGGGGAGAGATGCGCCACAGCCTGAACAGTTCTCGTCACAGCCTCAGGTTCACCTTCTTCTGTTACTTCATGCGAGTCGCTCACATGTAGCGTCTGAGTACCAGGTATCGAGTGCTCGTGGTAAAATGCCGCCGTGACCATTCCGTCATTCTGAATTCCACCATACACTCCCGATATGGGCATCCTTGGAGCATCGTTGACCTGCTCATAGCGAACAGGGATAGACTGTTCAGATAGCGGTTCTTCCATAAATTTTGCTGGCCTCTCTGTATCAACGCCAAACGGAAAACCGGACTAGGTACTAGCTTTCTCGGAAGCACGTGTTGCCGATGCCACACAATTTGTGGCAAAAATCAATTTCAAGGACACAAGCAGGTCGAAGAATTCAGTGGGCGTAAATGTGTGGCCGATTCTCGCGGCATCCTAGTCCGAGGAGCAAAAACCGATCCGAGCCACCCTTCTCCATACAGACCCGCTGATCTGTTAGCAAGGATGCTTCTAGCGATCGGAATTTAAACTTTAAAGATGCAATTAGATGTGAAGGTCATCTATAAGATCAGATCCACGTGATCCGCTAGACTTCCTTCATCGTGCAGCATTCACAAAACTGCCCTCCCTTCCACCCTTGTAGCTCGCAGAGCCGAAGTTGGCCATCAATCTTTGACTACTCACCATCAAAACAGGAGCGAGGCCCCAACCAGCACCTGGTCCGGACCGGCGCGAAGCTCAACGTTGTACGTCCGGCGGAAGAGCAACCCCGCAACCCCATGAAGCGTCGAGACGGACCCAACGTCACCTCCAGCGCCCAAATAGACGCGGGTACTGCCTTCCCTCACGACGTCGTAGAGGACGGAGCCCCGAAGCCAAGCGTAAGTGTTGTAGGCCGTGCAGTCGCTGTCCTCAGCAAACTGGCCACTGGGCCCTCGGCAGCGATCGACGTCGCTATCGTAGCTGTATCCGTCCGGCGTGTAGCTCGCGAACATCAGGTTCAGGTGGGCTGGGAAACGAAGACGTCCCCACTGGAAATCCACGCCACCATACATGCCGTAGAGCGCCGAGCTCGCGACGGAGGCCCCACCGACGCCGGCGCCAACCTGCCAACCGACCCGGACGCCTTCTTGGCGATCGCGACCGGCAAAGTCCGTCAGGGCCGATGTCGTTGCAGGCGCGCTGCTCGATGTGCTGCTTTCACCTGGGAGGCTCTCACACGCCTCCCCGTCCCCATCCCCGTCGAGCCCATGCGGGTCGCCGGGCTGGTGGCGCTCGAAGAAGCGCTGAGCCTCCGGCTGCGTTGAGAAGTCGCTGCAGTCTCGGTCTTCTTCAGAGGTTTCTCCGGGCCCAGACGTCCGGTCGCGCCATTCCCACGGCGGCGTGGGGTTGACCTGTGAGGACCAAAGACCCCGGCCGGCGTTGCGGGCCTGGCGCTCGAGCCGGGCGTATTCGGTGGCGTTCGGCGCGTACTCGTCGTAGTGCCACGCCAGGCCGTCCTCGATGAGCATCGCCCCGAGGTCTCCACCGCCCACTTCGATTCGGGCCACGGCCCGGCCGTACCGCCCCATCTCTTCAACAGAGACCCGGACGGTTGCGCCACGGGTGAGCTCCCGGGCTCGGGCCGTCGCGTCGTCGCCATAGGGCTGAGCGCTCTCCGGCGCGTCGGTACCCCAGAGGCGAACCGTAAACGTCTGCCCCCCCGACACCCGAACGTCGTACGTATCCCCGTCCGTGACGCTCTGAATGCGGCCGGTGTACGTCTGGCCGGGCTGCTGGCCGTGGGCCGGGAGCGCGAGGGCCAGGGCCAGTACTGCAGCAGATAGGGCGCGGGTGATGAGAGACATGGAAGGAGATCGACCTATCACAACGTGAAAGACAAATGAGGGTAGCCCCGTCAAACGCTGGGTGGTTTCATTACGAGCCAGCCTCTTCGTGCTGCGCCTCGTAGCTGCAGCCCCCGGACAGATTCACCCCATCGGCAAGTTCGCTGATACTCTCAAGATCGTTCACGTACACGAAAGACGATCCATCAACATGCTGAACTTCAATCCTCTGGACTACTGCGCACGCAGCAGTCGAAGCATACCATAGGTTTTCGAACTCTGCTTCTGTAGGGGACCCGGGCTCCACTGGCCCGACAAACTTGACCCTTGTTCTTGATGGAGTACCGTTACGACCCGAAACCGGATCGCCAACCGAGTTGAAGAGCTGCCAATCGATCGTCAGATACTTCACGACCTTCGATTCTGATATATTTTTCAGTTCAAGAGAGACAGTTACCCCATCCGCAGAGTTCAAGTAGAGTGATTGGCCCAGTAGACTGATCGTGAACCCTTGATTGCGGAGTCTCTCGTAGTACTGATACCTCTTACCGGACATTAGGGACTGATCAACCACATACCCCGTGGTATCCTCCAGCTGGACGTGATACCAGGACCCGAGACGACCAACAACCTCAAGCGTTGTATCCTCCGGAACACCCGTAACGATCTTTGACATCACGTCGGGACTTTCGCGAGCAACTGCCCCCTCCTCATTGACCCGTACCGTTGAGTCGGTCGGGAGCTGGCTATAAGAAATGGCCGGACTCAACACCCCAAGACTCACAAGACACAAAATTAGATAGTATATCTTGAACACTTTTCCAAAATATTTATTAATCCAAAAACTAAGGAGGATATGGTATTTCACAACTCCATGAGCTACTCTTTTTTACTCACAGTCGGTTTCTATTTCCTCTGAGTTCGGGATACTTACCGCCTCCGTATCTCGCAGAATGAACCACATTTCAGGTTTCAAACTCAAAACCACAGTTCGCACAGAACTGGGCGTCATCTGCATTCATGTAGTTGCAATCCGGACACCTAAGGCTTGGCTCGTCCTGCTGTTTGTCTCCTTTCCCCAAGGCGAGCAGCAGAAGTACCGATAGGAGTGGGCTACTCACCAACGCGATGACGAACCAGAGAAAGCCTGAACGCTCCCACGAACCGGCTAGAACTCCGACACCTATGGCAAACAGTAGATAAAATACTATGAATAAAAGTGCAAAAATTATCATCCGTTTATGATCTTTTATGTTTTATTTTAATTGTAAAAAAGCAATTTTTTGCGATGGGACCACCATGTGAGAGTTATTAGCCTTCTCTCACAGTCTGTCTTCTCCTACCAGCACTCCGAACTCAACGACAGTTTCTTCAGCGAAGGATACGCGTGCCACACTTTCTGAGCGGCACTCTCTGTACGACTACAGATTTTCAGAGGGATCTCTTCCATGATCATTTCGGGCTTCCAAGTACGAGTTGAATTTCCTGCCACCTCACGCCTTGTACGCCGATTGTGTATTTCTCTCCTGATTCGCTCAGGCCAGTCGTGGGGTTCATCATGGCGCTGATGCTCACGTGCGGTTCCCTACACAAGATTTGCGCCGATGCACCCATCCGGTGCTATGTAGACAGCAATAAGAATGACGATTGGGAGCGTAACAGTCAAGAGAAGTGCGTGTCACACTGCCACCTTACTCTACCTCCTCCTGTACCTCTTTCTGCCGCAATTCCTGTGCGCACTGAACTCGGTCCTCAAACCACTCAGTTTGATTTTCGGTGCGGTCGACATGGAACGAAAGCGCCTCTTTCGCTACCTCTTCTTCTTTGATGGGATTCCGGTCCCGGCTTCGATAGATCACGCACAGCCGTTTGTACGGAAACGTCCCCTCAAAACCAGCCTCTATCAGAGTCCAGTAGACCTCCTTTGCTTCCTCAAGTGCCTCCTCTGCACGCGACTCCAAGCCTTCTTGTAGTAGCTCGGTCCGCTTATCCTCCAGCGCCTTCCCGTGCTGGCAGGCAACGTGAGGGGGTAACCACTCATGGCTGACGCCCAACGTCCCTTTACGGTCTCCAAGAATCTCTTCAACGAGTCCAAAACGGGGCTCACTGGGGCGTCTTACACGAAGACGGTAGCCCTCGTCCTTGGATTGCTGGCGCACTTCTCGCCATTCCTGGTATCTGTCCCGCGCGTCGTTTGCGGCTTCAAGGCGATCCTCCCAGTGCACTGAGTCATCCTCAGCCACGGAGAGATAGTGTTCAACCTGACTCCGCAACCGATCGAGCGCTTCTCGGAAATGATTTTCCCGGTCCTCTTCTGACATGACTCGAGTTGCTGGCTTCTACTCGAACCGTCATTCATTGAGTCACTTCTGTTCTCGAACACCACTCCAGTCGACCTTTCGACCACACCCTGGACACGTCTCCGTTCCATCCCGCATTGGGGTCCGACATTCTGGACACCGCCCATCAGCTTCCTCCCAAGGTGGTGCCTCGGGGACCTCCTCTTCTATCTTCTCCCTTACCTGCTCCTTCACAACGTCTTCCGAGAACTCATTTCCACAATACCGGCAGACACGGGCCTGCAGCTTTATTCGCTCCGCACAGTCTGGGCACTGCTTGTGGTGCTGTTTGGGATCAAAGCCGCCGGCCGATCCCCCAGATTGTTTGCCCTGCCCCTCGCCCTCTTGTTTGCCCAGTGCCAGGAGAAGAAGCGCTGACAGCAGTGGGCTCGCCACAAGTGCGATGATGAACCAGAGAAAGGCCGAACGCCCCCAGGAGCCGGCCAAAATTCCGACCCCGATGCCGAACAGAATCCAAAAAAACCCGAAGGAGAGGAGTCCTAAAATCATCCATTCACCGTTCTTTGGGATGCATCTCAAAGGTGCTTCTCCACGCGCAACACGCGTCCGAGGACATTCCAGTCTTCCCCGTCTGATTCGTAGTCGATTTTGATTGTTGGACCCTCGTCATTGTCACTCTGAAGACGAAGGGTCGCTGAGTCTTCCCAGTAGACCCGCTTCACAATTGTCCCTCGACGGTGGTTGCGGAAGACGTAGATGCTTCCGTCCTGAAGCGGCTCTCCATCGTAGCGGGCCACCAGAGCCCGATCGCCTGGGGTGAGTGTGGGCTCCATGCTGTTTCCTGCAATGGGAAAGTAAGCAATTCGGTTCGGGTCTGCGCCCGTCTCACGGCGGATCTGATTTTTGTCGTAATGGACGTACCCCTCCACCTCCTCGTCCCATAGAGGTTCTCCGGTCCCCCCTTCCACTCGCATCGTGAGCAATGGGACCTGGACTGTATCCTCGTTGAGTGTCGGAGCTATCGACTCTTCATCTTGACTCTCGTCAGTTTCGACACGCTCCGGAAGGTCATAGAGACCGTATTCAGGCTGCGCCAACTCGCCCCGATTCTTCAGCTTCCGAAGGGCGCTGTTGATGCTGTTCCGCGATCGGTCCAGTGCCTCTTCCATCTCTTTCGGCTGTACGGGCTGATCCGAGTTGCTTACCAACTCGAGAATCTCGTCTTGAACTGGACTGCCCTGAGCACTAGAGGTAGGCATACCAACAGTTGGGTCTTAATTTTATCTACACACACAGTGTGGACCAACAGTGTGCACAGTGTGTCTAACTTGTTGCAATCAGCTAATAACTCCTGTCACAGTCTAACCGATAAGATGTCCGACCGCAAAAAGATCACCTCGGTCACACTGCCACCAGATCTGGTCGATCGTGCCGATGAAGTAGCCGACGAGCAGGATCGGAGTCGGTCTAACCTGGTCACCAGGGCCGTGCGTCGCTATTGCGATGCCCACGAGCAACGGAAAGGTGAATCTGGAGGCGCGCGTCCCGGGTCGGCTGTTTCCATCCCGGCCTAGCCTCACCAAACGGCGACCTCTCGGACGAGGCCCGCGACATCAGCCGCCTGCTCTACGAGATTCAAGAGGCCGAGAAGCGAGGCGACGGCGACGCGCTCCGCCAGTGCGCGGAGGAGCTGCACAAGGAGGCCGACGAGGTGGACGCAGAGGCGTCGCTCAAGAGTTGACCTGCAGAGGCAGAGGCCCTTTGCCGCCGCGAACGGGCTCATGACCCAACCTCGCGGCGCCCCGCTCGGCTCCCTTCCACGGGGCGCGACCGACACGGCTCGCCCCGAGTCGAGCAGGGGGATCGGAGGACCGATAGGTCCATGCCCGGCCCGATCGCGCCAAGCCGGGCACATGGCCAGCTGGTGACGACGAGCGGGTTCGAGTCCCGCCGTGGCCGCGACACAGGCGATCGCCACGCCTGCCCGACGGGCCGACAGGCCCATGGGTGCTGCCCAGCAGCAAATTGGCTGGGGCCGCTCACAGACATAGAAAACCCGCCAGCCGGAGTGAATCCAGGAGCCACCTGGTCGGCTGGCGGGCCGCTCACAGACAAGCCTCGGCCAAGGGGCCGGCGGCCCGTCTGAGATGTAGTTGTGTAAATCGGCGCCGGAGGAGGTGATCCGGCCAAAAGCTCTGGGACCGCCCGCGCATTCTCACCAACTCCCAATCCCTATGAGCACGCCTGATACGCCGCCCTCAACGCGAGGTGCGGCCCGACACACCGGCAAGATCGCACGCCGCTACGAAGGCGACATTCCCGGCGGCCGTGCCGTCCAGCCGCACGCCCAGCGGAAGGAAGACTGGCGGCGGCGCAAGATCGAGCGAATGAAGTGGGAATCACGCTTCACCGAAAAGATCGGCGAATAGGAAAACCCCGCCTCGGTGCTCCTACACCGGGCGGGGCTCGCTAGACTCTCAGCAGGTAACTGAAGAGCTATGACTACTATTCGACTTCCCAACGACCGTTCCGGCCGTGAGGCGACCGCGACCGTGACCGACGAAGACCCGCCCGACTGGGAGCGTTTCAAGCTCTATTGGGTCGGGACCATGCTCGCCCGGAAGACCGGAGAGACGCACCAGCGCTGCCCGAAGCGAGAAATCTACATGACCCATCACTGCCTCCAACTCGAAAGCGGGCAGCGCGTCCGCGTCTCGTGGCGGGACTTTCTGGAGTGGGCCGTGAATGGGCAAGCCCAGAAGGTCCATCTCCGCCGGCCAGAGTCGGTCCACTACGTCCGCATGGCGGAGGCCGGGCGCATCAGGTGGCCTCAGGCCCTCGGGGCGTGCTCCACGACGTCTTCGTCTATGAGAAGAGCTCCGACCAGGGCACGACGACGAAGGTGCGCGCCTGTCTCGCCTGCGCGAATGCCCAGTACGAGGTGGAGACGTCCCTCTACGCCACCAGCGGCACCGGCCTGATGAGCGGGCTTCTCGAGGCCGGCGACGCGGCCACAGAGTCCCCCATTACGATCGGGGTGCGCCCGGCCGACAAAGATGAGGTGCTTTTTGTTGACGTGTTTACCGACGCAGAGGGACTCCAGATCAACGACGACCAGATCTCTGCCGGCGATGAAGAGGCCGCCCTCGCTGCCGTGAAGACGGTCCGCAAACGGCTCGGCCTCGCCCCAGACCCATGGACCGACCGGTTCAACGATGCCCAAGAGCCGGCCGAGGCGCCCAGCCAAGCGCAGACAAGCCGCCAGGGGCCTCCGCCCCGCGGGGACGCCCCGGCAGGAGACGGCCCGGCCGCCGACCAGGCTGCTGCCAACCCGAGCGGCGACCCATCGGTCAGTGGCACCCGGAACGGCCGGCAGCACCCCTCAGAGAAGATGTACGACGGCGGGAAGCCGAGCCCGGACGCCGCCGGCCAAGCGCTCGTGAGCAAGGCCCAGGAGATTGCGGCCCCGGACACCCTCGCAAAGAACGTGACCCTTCCCGACGGCACCCTGCTTAGCGACAAAATCGAAGGGTTCCTCGAGTACTGTGGCCGCGAGCAGGGGTACCTTGTTCGATGCCTCGACGTCATGGGCGTGCAGTCGACGGGCGACGTCGCCGTCGTCGAGCTGGAAAACCTGGTGGATCTCATTGCAAGCAGGGAGACGCTCCAGGAAAACGAGTCTTTCGAGCCGGATGACGATCTGCCGTTTTGAAGTTCCCTCTGACGCCCCCCTCGCAACAGACCCGCTACCATGGATGACGTCCAGCTGCGATCCCTCCGGCGACAGGTCCGCCGCGACTCAGACATTTCCAATGGCGCGGCCCGCCTCTTCGCAGAGATCGTGGACCTGCACATGATGGAAGAGGGGTGCTTTGCCCATGACCCGACGCTGGCCGAGTGGCTCGGCACGACCGCCCGGACGATTCGACGATGGCGCAAGGAGCTCTACGAGGCCGGGTATCTTCGGGAAGAGCTCGCCGAGAACGGCCGCCATTTGACCCCACAAGAAGCGGAACCGGACAAAAATGTCCGGACAGAAATGTCCGGGCGGACAAAATTTTCCGGACAAAATTGTCCAGACCGGACAGAAATGTCCGCGGACCACCCGGACAAAAATGTCCGGGACAGAGAGATATATATACCTCAGGCCGGAGGGCCCGGGGGAGAGAGCGCGCCCGCGCGGGGGGACGGCGAAGCGACCGGTTCCTCCCCATCGCTGGACCTCGAGGAGTACGATCTCGAGCTCAAGGATCATCCAGCAGTCGAGGCGCACCAGGAGTTCTTCCCCGCCGTCACGCTCCGCCAGATGCAGCGGGAGAAAATCGCCACCACCGTCGACGACCTCGACCTGTGGCGACAGGTGCTCGAGGAGTGGGCCTTGAATAACCACCGAGGACGATCGATCGGACGCCAGATTCAGAAATACCACGAGGATCAGCGCGATGCCAACCGACCAGACGACGACCGAGATCGAGACGCCAACGCCGATCGGGGAGGCTCTCAGCGAGACGGAGATCGCGGAGCGCCTGCCGGACGAGGTGGGCAGTGGGGCGACTACGCCTGACAGTGGCGAAGCCCCTCTCTCCTCGCCTGAGCAGACGGCCCGGTCGCTTGGGGCCTGCGGGGAGTGCCGCATCGACGGCCGACGCAGCGACATCGCCGGCGGTCGGGCTCCTCCCTACTGCGAGTGCCCCCATGGCCGGCGCCGACAGGTTCGCCACATGGAGCGGATCGAGGAGCGCTTCGACCGGGCCGGCGTCCCAGACCGCCTTGACGGCGTCACCCTTGAGAGCCTACGGCACCGGGCCGGAGACGTCGTGATGAGGACAGAGGCCGTACGCGCCGTTCGGCAGCTGCTCTCCGGTAAGACGGCCACCGACCCGGAGCACCAGACCGAGCACGGCTCGGTGTGCATGCTCGGCACCAACGGCCGCGGCAAGTCGGGGCTCCTCGTGATCCTAGCTCGCCATGTGTTCGCCGAAAAGGGCCGGGTGCCGCTCTTTATCAAGTACGCCGACCTGGTTCGAGATGGCGTGCAGGCCGGCTATGGGACCTACACGAACGAAGGCGTTGAGCTCTCGGAGATCCGCCGCCAGGCCGCTCAGCGGGTCCACACGCTCTGCCTGGACGACCTGGGAGACCCCTTTTCTGATCCAGATAGCAGCGAGTCTGCAGACCGCAGGGACATCCTTTTCCGCATCCTCTCGGCCCGGCACGAGCAGGGCCTCCCGACCCACTTTACGGCTAACTTCTCTTCGCTCCACGAGATCGCCCGCCAGATGGACCCCCGCATTGCAGACCGCATCAAGGAGATGTGTGCGGTGGTGCAGATGGACGGGCCGAATCTCCGCGAACTCGACTAGAATGCCCCTCGGGACTCGCCATCCCGCTAAACCGCTCACAGACAGCCGCTACTAGTCAACCGTGCCTACCGCGACCCAACCCGACCTCTCGGAGCTGAGCCAGAAGGAGACCGTCCTCTGGCACCTTCGCAACTACCCGGAGATCGACCGTGATGTGGCCGACGAGGAGTACGACATCGGCCGCCTGGCGGCCCGTATTCGGGACCTGAAAGACGACGGGTACCAATTCGACACGTGGAAGGAGGACGGCATCGCTCACTATTCCCTTGTCGGGGAGCCGGTGGGCGACGAGAGCCGTCGTGAGAGTGGGCCCATCGACGTCTCTTCGGTCGAGGATGTTCTTCGTGTGCTCCCCGACGATAGCCTCCGACACCTCTACGTGCGCCTTCTGGGGAAAGCGGCCCGGCGGGGGTACCCGGTCGGTATGCTTGAGAAGAAGGTTCAGGCCGAAGCGCTCAGCGACTGGGAGGCCGCGGCCTGCATCGGACGGGACGTCACCGTCGAGGCCATCACGGAAGCCCGAGAGGCGCTCTGCCACGACGGCCCGATCGTGGTCGCTGACGGGTCGCGGAAAGGTCAGGACCTCTACCGACTGCACCCCGAGCTTCTTGAGTAGCTGTTTCTCTCGCAACAACCTCTTTCAAACCAATGCCGACGTTTCAGAAGCCGAACCTCGAGGCCGACACCGGTGGCCTCGGCCGTGAGCCCTACTTGAGCGTCCGATCCGACGGCGCGTCGCTGGGCCTCAGTCGTGGGGCCCGGGAAAACTACGACGTGGAGACTGGGACCTACGTGCATCTTGCCTTTGACCAGTCTCGTCGCCCGTGGGTCGCCTTCTTGGGGGAGCCGACCAACCAGGGCGAGCCGCAGGTCCGTGAAGACGGGCGAGGCGGGGACGGCCGTGTCATCAACTCCACCCTGCTGAACCGCCACCTCCGTGAAGTCGCGGAAGTCGGCAGGGAGCTGGAGTCGAGCCTGCAGTTTCATTTCACAGGTGAGACGGCCGAAGACCCGGAGACCGGAGCGACCCTCCACAGACTTGAAATCCCAGAGGTGTAAGCTATGCCAGACCCGACCAACGACCGCATGAGCGCCCAGGAATACCGCAACCGACATATGTCCGAGGAAGCCATCCACAAGGCCATCGTCGATTGGGCCGACCGCCAGGCCGCCGCCGAGCCGGCATTGGCCATGCTGTTCCACCCGCCGAATGGCGGATCGAGGCACGGTGCAGAAGCCCAGAAGCTGAAGGAAATGGGCGTCCGCCAGGGCGTCCCGGACCTCCTTCTGCCCGTCCGGAGGCAAGGGGCCTGTGGCCTGGCCCTCGAGCTCAAAAGCCCCTCGGGCCGGCTCCGGCCGACGCAGGCCTGGTGGCTCGCTCGCCTCCAGGCGGAAGGCTGGGCGGTGGCCGTGGCCTGGACATTCTCAGAAGCGCGCCACGTGCTCGAGGAGTATCTGGCCGGCACGATGCCCGATCAGCGGCTCGACCTCACGATTGCGGAGGCGCCGGGGCATGTGTGAGGCAAAACACGGGATCAGCTCCGAACGACTCATTCGACCAATAACAACTGATTATCTCCAATGAGCAAGCCACTGTTTCAGGACACCCCAATCGGAATCATTAAAGTTCCCAGCTACGAAGCCGAGCGTGTGCAAGACATGACGGACGAGGAGCTTGAGGAGAATACCCGCACGGAGAAAGGACACGTGGACCCTGCCGTAATGGCCGAAAAAAAGCGTCGTCGACACGAGCGGTTGGGACTGCCATACCCATAGCGAGTGACGCGGCGGTCACGAGGGCATATGCGTAACCGTCCCACAACTCAGAGCTGAGCATCGTCTCGACCTCACGATCGCCGAGGAGCCCCGACACGTCTCGGGGGAGGAGTGACTGGTCACGCCGAATGGCCGTCCTGCCGAACAATCTTTTCGATCTCGCTGATCACGACCTGCGTCGTTTTCCCGTTTTGACACTGGTCGTACACGCTAGACGCGGGCCTTTCCTTGGACTGGAGGGTTTCGATCTCCTTGACGCGGTAGATGATGTCCCCCGCGTACATCAAGAAGGGGCGCCCCATGCCTTTCAGGGCTTGGAGCTGCCGGTAGATCAACGGGTCACACTCGCCCTGTCCCATGGGAACCACCTAGCGTGTTGACCTTCAATTCTGACTCTGATTAAAGCACCACGCACCCGATGTCGATCCGCTTCTACACCACTGACGTCGACGCCGAAAAGACGGCCCGTGAAATCCAACAGATCCTTGCCACTTCCGATGCTCGGCGAATCTCGACAGAGTACGATACGGACGGGCAGCCAACAGCCGTCCAGTTCGTGCTTCAGATCGACAACCGCCCTCTTCCCTTTCGCATCGAACCGAGTGTCGGGGCGATGCGCAAAGCACTCAACGAAGACGAGGATACTCCAGGCACTTTCGACCTCGAGCAGGCTCGCCGCGTCGCTTGGCGAATCTGGAAGGAGTGGCTGAATGCCGTTCTCGCTTTCCGAGACACGCGCCAGGCCCAGCTCGACCAGCTGCTTCTTGGCTTCGGCGTCACGGCCGACGGCCGGACGGTTCACAAGCGTCTGGTCGATGACCGGAAGCTGCTGGACTCACCGGACAACCATTAACCAATCACCTCTCGCTCGCCTCGCCCGCGGGCCGAATCGCTCACAGACACTCTTCGACCCATGGAACGAACTACAAAGATCGAACTGACCGAAAACGAGCTCGATCGTCTCCTCAAAGACGCTGCTGCGGAGGGGGCGAGGCAGATGGCGGAGGAGCTTCGAGAGAAGGTCGCTCACCTGGACCGCGCCGCCCGCGTGGAGGCCGGGCTCATCACCCTGCGGGACATCTGCGCGATCTATGACATCACCGAGAACACGGTGCGGAATTGGGGCATCGAGCCGATCGAGTACGGCGGCCAGATGAACCTGTATCGGATCGGCGAAATTGAGGCTCAACTGGCGGAATAAGCCTCAAATCTTACCCATCCTCTTCCCCACGAATAGAAAAATCCCGCCTCACCGACTGTGAGGCGGGATTCTAGAAGGGCAGTGGTGGGCCGGGGAGGACCCCGTTCCACCATTATTAGGACTGCAGTGCACGTCCAAAAGTTCTCTTCGCGCCGTTAAATAGAATCGAAGCCTCGAAAACTTGATCTTTTGCGCATCCATTGAGGAGGTTGGTCTTTCCCGTCTTCTGACCACCCTCAATCCCAATGGCTACTGTGTCCCTTCAGTGCCGAAACCGCACCGATCGCAATGGGCTCGCAAAAGTCCGTGTGCGGATCGAGCACAATAACACGCAGAAGTTCGTTTCTACCGACCTGAAAGTCAACCCCGACAAATGGAGCGGGGACAAGGTCACCCGATCCCACCGAAAGGCCGACGAGCTCAATGCTGCCCTCCGCCGCATCGAATCTGACGCGCAGGATGCCCTCACCTCCCTCCGTGCTCGTCCCGGTCGCATTACGGCGTGGAAACTGAAAAACGCCGTCGAGGAGGCGCTCTCCCCAGACGACGATCCGGTTGGCGTCGAGGGACTCTTGGACTACGCCACCGAGCGCATTGAGGCCGAGTACGACAACCAGGGGACGGTGCGCTCGCACATGACGGCCGTGGCGAAGTGGCGAGAGTTTTTGGAGAAGACGCGTGGGGTTGAAGACATCCCACTCACGCCTTCTCGGGTGACACCGTCGCTCCTCGAGGAGTACATGACGTGGGAGTCCGAGGAGCGGGGCAACAAGATCAACACCATCCACAAAACGATGCGCGTTATCCGCCGGGTGATCAACATGGCCATCCGGGACGACCTTTTCCCGAAGGCCGAGTACCCGTTCGACGACGTCACGCTACACCGCGAACGGACCGGAAAAACCCCGCTCGGGGCTGAGGGCATCGAGAAGCTCGAGTGTCTCAGGGAAAAAATTGAGCAGGGAGAGACCCGGTTTGTCGATGGCGGCCTTCCCTCCCATGCGCTCCGGGCCTGGCTCTTTTCGCTCTACATGCTTGGGATGCGATGGTCCGATGTCTCTCGTCTTGAATGGAGCCAGATCCGCGACGGCCGCCTCAAATATCAAATGCGGAAGACGGGCGCCCAAAAAGACCTTCAGGTTGTGCCCAAGGCCCAAAGCATCCTCGACTACTATGACAAGGGCGAGCGCGGCCGCTTTGTATTTCCGTTCTTCGACCTCTACGCAGCCGGCCTGGACCTGGATACGAAGCAGGGCATCGGCCGCGCCATTCGGCTCACCAACCGACGGGTGAACCAGGAGCTGAAAGAGATCGCCGACGAAGCGGGCATTCAGGTCAACCTCACCACACATGTAGCGCGCCACTCCGCGGCTCAGCGGATGCTCGATGCGGGATGGTCCATCCAGGAAATCAACGCCGCGTTCGGCCACAAGGACCTGTCGACGACCGAACACTACCTCCAATCCATCCAAGACGAGCAGCTCGACGACCAGCACCGCGACCTTTTTTAGAGCTGAACCAGGTGCCACCGCAGGCCCATGCTGGCGACCACCTGCCGGCCGGCCCGGACCTCCCCAAACGGCTCGATCGCGCCGGGCAGCCATTTCGGGTCCAGGTAGGCCTCCAGTCCGACGCCCGCCTGGTAGGTCGGCCGGGGCTGGAAGCGACTCAGGCCGACGGCGTAGATGCTCAGCTGATACCGGTCCTCGGGGATGTCGTACGCCCGCTGCTCGAAGCGTTGGCCGCTCGGGTCCCAGTATGTGTGCGTCACGCGGTGGGGCGTGAGCTGGAGCGGCGTGCGGGTCGACAGGACCGGGTCAGAGGTGAAATCTCGGGGCACTGGCACGTACGCCGTGTCGAGAATCGTATCCGTTCGCGTTCGATAGCGGATCTCGACGTCGGGCTCCGCTTGGCCGGCCGTGTCTTCCGGGGCAAGGGGGCGATCCCGTTCGAGGGCAAACGTACCCTCCCAGTCCGGAAGGGTCGGGACGGGCTCGGAATGAAACAGCCACCGGCCGGCAAGCACCCCGAGGAGAAGCCCGAGTGCCAGGCCCAGCAAGGCAGACGTCGCGCTTTCGGGCAGCTGGATCATGACGACGTGGGCGTGAACGCGACGATGCGGAAGTAGCTGCCCGGCCGGATGCAACGCCTCCGCTTCCAAACGCCGTCTCCGTCCCGCTGAGGGCCGTCCTCGCCGGGCGAGGTGTTCCCCTCCACCGTCTGGCCACACTGCTTCTGCCACTCGCGCACGACGCCGATGTGGCCCTTCCAGGTGTCCCCCCGGCGCCAAACAGCGAGGGCCCCGGCCGGGACGTCCCTCGTACCGCGAAGCACGCCACGCGCCTCGATTGAGGCCTCGGTGACGTAGTCGGTCGCCCCAGCACTGCGGACCTCGGGGCGGCTTGTGCGTGCCTGGTCCATCATCCACCGGACGGCGCCAGCGCACCACGGGTATCCATCTGAAAGACCGACGGCCGCCATGTATTCGGCGATGCGCCCCCCCTCGTTGCTGCCCGGGGGCGTCTCCGTGACGCCCACCTCATCCAGTGCAACATCTACGATGTCGGGAGCCCCCGCCGGGGGGGCAGCGCGGGGGCAGGTTTGCCCGGTAGCCACGGCCGGGGCTAGAAGCAAGGCCAAGGCGAGGAGCGTCACCGCAATGGCCACATTGCCGTCTTTCAGCTCTTCGATCGTGTCGACGCCCTCGAGGAGGTAGCGATCGAGACCCTCGAAGAGAAGCAGGATGATGGCCACCTTCAGGACCGCGGCCGCGAAGGCGCTGTAGGCCACGGCCTGGGTGAACGTGAAAGCCACCCCACCAACGGCCCCGGCGGCGACAAGACAGATGAAGAGGACACGTTTGCTGGCGAGACGGTTAATCATTGGGCTCGGTTGCATTGGGCGTAGCGATCGGCACGGAGTCGACCTGAAACGTCTCCACCTCCAATGGCTCCATGTCCTGCTCCTTACGAAGCCGATTCAGCTCGCTTACCAGCATCTCGATGCGACGGGCGAGCACCTCGTTCTTGAGCTCCGCCCGGACGCGGGCCCGCTGCTCGTCTTGGAGGGCGCTCTCGAGCCGATCAACGCGCTGCTGGAGCGCTCGAACTCTCGAGAGTAGATCTTCCCGAAAGTCGGCGCGGGCATTCTTGCGGAGGCCAGCGTAATCGATCGCCCACTCGATCACTTTCCACGCGGCTCCGCCACTGAGTGCCGCGACGACGAGCTGGACAGGAAGGCTCATGTAGGTCGGCCGAAAGTGGAAGGACGCTTCGCCCAATGCGGGGGGTTACCGCCCAAGTGGCTCCTTCATGCCTGCTCGCCGTGTCACGCCGCCGCTTTTTCCGGGTGCCCCCGGAGCCGCTCCAGCTCGCTTTCGGGCGTCGGCTCAAAGCCGTCGGGAATCTCTGCCCCCACCATCTGCCGGAAATCGTCGAAGAGGTACAGAAAGTCCTCTTCGGCCACTTGCACGGTTTGGTCGAGGACGACGGACGCCAGGCTGCCGCAGAGGACGAACACATCCACTTCCACCTCCCGCGCACGGATCGCCTCGCGGGCCTCGTTCATCGCCTCGACGTCCTCCCACAGCCGCGTGATCGTCCGCTGCTTCATTTCGGCGCGGCTCATCGGCTGCCCACCGGCCTGAACCTGCGTGGTCTGGTCCTCCTCGGTGATGTAGGAGTCCCCGCTGTCCCGGTAGATGTAATTCCCGTCCTTCGTCTCTACGACGAGGCGGCCATCCGATGCCCGAAACAGGCGTCGGCCCTTCTCGTCGCGCTGCTGGTGCTCCTTCTCGACGTCCTCGAGCTCGGCTTTCGGCTCCCCCAACGCCTGCTCGTGGAGCCTAATGTTCTTCGATAGGCCCATGCGGATTTTGCGGTGGTCGTATAAGTTGCGCGTCTTGGCCTGGCGCATGGCGGCCAGCGCGTCCTCGAGCTCCTGCACTTCGCGGTGGTCGGTCGTGGTCATAAAACTGTCGTTTGTTGGTTAAAAACTACCTTCCAAGAGTGTATCGTAGAACACCTGCCCGTTCCCGTTTGCTTTGCTGTTCCGAACGGCTACCTTAACCTCGGCTATTCCAGTTTGAAGATCAGTTGTAACGTAGAACATCCCCTGGGATGGGTCCAGGTCTGATTTTCCTGGGTCGTTAGCACGAGAGCCAAGCAAAAAGTCGTCGAGATCCAACATTTGCTGGCTACTGTACCTCAATTTAAGAGTGCTGGCTGCATTGATTTTAACATTAGTACCTTCAACATTAGCATCTAAGTCTCCTCGAATAAATATGCCGTCATTATTAGCAAAGAGAGACCCCTTATAGTCTCCTCCGTTAAAGCCATCGTAAAACGTGATAGCACTGCTCCCCTCCTTTCCACCAGCAGAAAGCAAATCAAGCCCTTGGTCTGTAAGCTGAAAATCACTTCCCTGATTTGTGATTGTCCCCGGAGAAGACCCCGACCCCATGGTTAGCGTCCCCGTGATGGTGGCGTTTTCAGCCAGAATGTTCTCCGTCATGGTCTTGTCGACGAACAGCTTGTCGGCCGTGACGGCGTCGGTATCCAAGAGCCCCGTGTCGATCAGCCCGCCCTCGATGTACGTAGTGTCTTGGATCTGGTCGAGGCCGCCCAGGGCGCCTATCTGCCCGTCCGCGTAGCGTTCGGCCAGGTCTTGGGCTATCGACGCCGCCGACTGCGGGCTTTCTTGCAGCGGGGTGTCTGCGCCTCCAAGCAAACGAGCCTCGCTATCAGTCAGAGCACCGTCCCAAAACACGAGCTCATCAAACCGCGTGTTGCTGTACTGGTCAGTAAACTTCCTGCGGCGTCCAAGGTGGGCATACGTTTCCGCGGGAAGATTTCCGGGTACGGAAACGGACTTGTAAAATCTTCCGTCTACGTACAATTTATACGTATCCCCGTCCCGTACAATTAAAATGTGATGCCACCCTGTACTTACTGATTGGCCACGAGCAAAATTTGCAGTTGAACCTATTTGTACCCCCAGCAATAGGTCTCCATTGGTATATGCCCTTATTACGGCCCGATCATTGCCCCCGTTAAACGCATCAGGGTACAACGAGACTATGCGAGACGGATTTGTGTTGTAGCGAGAGGGGTCAATGTAGGCGTTAAAGCTGATGGACCACTGATTTGCCGCAAAACTAAACTCCTCGGGCCGAAACGCAGCCGCACCTTTAGAGCGAGATCCGTCCACACAAGCAGTAGAGACAGTCCCTTTCTCAATCTGCGCGTTGCGAAGGACGACGGAAGAGTTGTCGTTCTGGTTGACGTTGAGCTCAAGTCCAGGGTCGCTGGACTGCGTTGTCATTGTCGCTTCTACCTGGCTTCTTCCCGCACCAGGTCTACTAACTTTGTTCTGGATGAATTGGCTTCCTTCACGCTCTGTAAACACAACGTCTACAGCTTCGTCTGCTATCACTTCGACGCTCATGGTGTACGTGGTACTCGTTTCAGCAGGCACGCCTCCGAATCCTGCAACAAACGAGACACCGCTGGAAGGGGTTACTTCAGTTCGCTCAACGTCCATCGCACCTGAAAGAAGGTTTTCCGTCCCCTTCTCTACCGCCAGTCCACGATCGTATTTGCCGTCCACGAAGGACGCCGTAAGCCCCGATCCGGTGACTACGCCCAAGCTGGATACAGAAGCGTCTTCACCGCCGAGCGGTACGTTCTCATTCACCACGCCTCTCACGGACCCATCGAAGTGCCAGAGGCCCACGACATCGGGGTCAAAGGCTTCGGTGCTAAGAGCGCGCCCCCCGATCGCCACGTTCTTTTCGATGTTCATGCGCCCCTGCTCGTCCCATTGAATCGCTCCTCCCGCAAAAGAGCCGCTGCCGTCTTTGTTGAGAACGGAAGCCCAGTTTGTCCCCGAGTAGTACCCGAAGTGTTCGGCGGTCGCGAAGAGCCCCGACCCTTCTGGCGCGTCTCCAAATCGGTTCGGAATTGCATCCAAGTCCTGGTCCCAAATCGCCCCCTTTGTCGCGTCCGAGGGCGGCCCGCCGCTCACCTGGTTGTTGTAGTCCGCAGCGTCTTCTGTCGCAAGGGCCCCGGCGTCGGACAGGTTCGACACCCCGCTCCCACCGATGATGTTGAGGGTTCCTTTTAGCGTCACCGTCCCACCGTCCGCTTCCAGGTACTCCCCGGTCTTGTCCAGCGAGCCAATCAGTATATCGTCCGTGAAGCGGCCCCGGCGCGTATAGAGACCTTCCCCGGAGAGGCCGGAGATTCCGCTTAGGACGCCGAGCCGAACGAAGGTGTCGTAGCTGTCCGGCACGTTGTCGCCGTCCGAATCCGACCATGTGCGGACGTCGGTGTACGGGCTGCCGGCATCGTCGAGGACCGTCGAGTAGATTTGGCCGTCCCCGCTCGTTCCCCAATCCAGGGCCACCGCCCCTTCGTAGATCACCTTCCCGTCCGCGGCCCCGTCGTCGGTCACGGAGTACGTCCACGATTGCGTGCCGTCCCCGTGATCGGTGTAGCCGCTCACGGTGCCCCACACGTCCGCTACGAGGAGCCCACCCCCACTCCGGTCCACCACCCGCAGGCGCACCGTATCGCCCGCCTCGAAGGCTCTCGTGCCCTTTTGGCCGTCGATGTCCTCGACGGTGAGGGTGGCGCTGGAGCCCGACGGGGGCACGGTAAAGTTCTCTGCCAGCTTTGCGCGAGACTTGGTGAGCACCTCCGTCCCGGCCAGAGCCTGCGCCACGTCGGCCGTGAACGCCTGCACCTTCAGCTCGTCGGCCCACATCTTGCGAAAGTCCGCGATTCCGCCTTGCTGGATCTCCCACCCCGTCGTGCGGCTCACGAAGTCGCTCGTGCCAATATCGCCGCCAAACGTCCAGTCCTTTGTGATGCTCTCCTGTCGGTTGACGCGAGCGTAGGGGGCGAACGTACTCGTCTGCACGCCCGACCCCACGTTGTCGCCTGCGTCGTTTTTGCGGGCGTCGACGTCGACCTGGCCGAAGCGCCCCGCCGCCGGACTCCACGCGATGCCCTTGGAAATTAGGCCCGTTCCGGTGGCGTCCTCCTTACGTCCGCGGTAGGTGTAGAGCCCGCCCCAGGCGTCCGCGCTGGCGTCCGTGTTCGTTTCAAGAAGCGAGTCGGAAATCTCGACCACTTGCGACCGCAGTTCGGTAGCCGTATTGCCGTCGACCACCTCCACCTCTGCCGCCCGCAGGCGGCCGTACTGCGTGGGGCTGCCCTGCTTCCGCACCTCGACCGTCCCCTCGTCACCCCGAAGCAGGCCGCCCGTTCCGGCCCCGTCGTCCATGGCGACGTCCTGACTGAACACCTCGTCGCGGTCGGTGCGGGCGACGGTCTGGTTGACATCCATCACGGTGTCGGAGCTGGCCGAGAGGCCGTCGCCGGCCGCGTGGCCCGCGTCGAGCTCAAGGTCGCTGCTTCGGACGGCGAGGCCGTCGCTGACCGTGGAGAAGGGCTTGCCATCGAGCTGGTCCCAAGTCGAGCTACCACCGCCACCGCCGTCACTGCCGCCGGGACCGCCGCCGAAGCCACCGCCTCCGCCACCGCTTCCACCTCCACCCGGCGAATCGGACGAGTTCATCGAGTAGGTCCGCTTTAGTCCAGCGAGGCCGGCATCTTTGACCTCGGTTAGCTCTACCCGGGCGGTGTCGCTGGACGAGCCATACTTTCGCTTCAGGTAGCTTACGGTGTAGGTATTCGAGTCGAAATTGACCACGTGGTGAGGCTTCAACGAGTCACTGCCTCGAAGCTCACACTCATAGGTGCGGCGGTCGAGCGTCTCGCGCTGCTGGCGCATCCACTGCTCCACGAGCAATTGCTCCAGGAGCTTACCTGTTTTGCCCTGGCCGGGCCCGGGCGCCCAGTGGCGGAAGACTGCCGTGTTGTATTCCTCGAAAAGCCCGCGCGGGTGGCCCTTTGTAGGCCCATCGCCAATCCTGTGGGAGAGCGTCTGGTTGCGGCCGTACTCGGAGTCGGCAAGTTGATAGCTCGTTTCCTCAATAGGCTCTCCCTGCACTGCTACCTGCACGGACACGTGGTCGACCCAGACGGTAGGGTTGCCATTTGCCGTGTCCCGCGTGCCCAGCTCGACGGTCATGCTGCCAACCACAGAGTCGCCCTGTGGCGTCGTCTGCGGCACGATGATCGTCTGCTCGGCGCTCTGGTACTCCCCGACGGGCAGGTCACGCGGCCCTTTGACGCCGGATGGGCCGCTGGTCGAGGGCGCCCACTTGTAGACCGTCAGCTTCCAGTCGGATTTTACGTTCCTCGAGATGTCGCCTTGCAGGCGCTCGTCGCCGCCAAACGCAGGCTCGGACAGCGTGATGTACCCCACCTCGTCGCCTGGAACAGGCTCATCGATCGGCAGCACCGCGCCGGCGGGAATGACAACTGTGTCCGGGCTGCCCGGAACCGGATCGACAATCAGGGTGCCGTCTTCGGCCGCCTGTGCGTCGGACGCAACCGCGACGCGCTCGGTAGCGAGCTGGTACTGGCCGCCGACAGTCGCGTTGATGACGGAGGTGCCTGTTTCTACCCACTCGTCGAACTGAAACTGGTACGACCCTCGTGGGCCGGCCACCTGTAGGGCAGCGTTCAGCTCCTGCTTCAGGTGAATCTTCGGCTGCTCCTCCTCGGTCTCGAACGCATAGTCCATTTCCACCGCAAAGCCATCCTCCTGCGTGGAGTTCACAGGCAGCGGGGAGTCGGTGTAGTCGACGCGGGTCGCGTTGGAGTCGACCTCTGTCCACGCGCCGAAGCCGTCCTCAAACGAGCCGTCAGCGACCAGTTCGCCCAGGTCTTGGTAGGTGTACCGGCTTGTGAGGATTTGCAGCCGGCTCGCTCGGGAGCGGGGCTTCTCCGTCCGGGCCATGGCCGGAAGATCGGTGGTCACGTCCTCGGTGTACGAGTAGCCGAACACATGCTGGTCGGCCTGCATCGTCCACTGCTTGAGGGAGGTGCCATCGCCGATCTGGTCGCGCTGCCGAAGGCGCCACTCTCCGCCTGAAAGCATCAAGGTAAGGCCAAACCGCTGAAGGATGGCCTCCAGCTGGGTACGTTGGTCGAGCGTGTCGACAACCTCTTCCTGGTCATCCAGCTCCTGGAAGGCGGGGTTGTAGAGGTCCATCTTGTCGAGCGGCTGGGCCTCCTGGTCGTTGCCCATGTCCAGCCCGTCCGGGCGCCAGTTCTGGGACGTCGTGATGGGAAGATCATGCATCGGGGCAGCGTCTTCCAAGGCGGGCGTCCACCCGCGCAGGATCTTGCTCAGCGCCAGCGACGGGTCGTAGGCTGGCCACTCCCCGCTTGAGGGGTCCTGGCTGGTGTAGGCCTCCCTATTTTCGAGCAGGGCCAGCCCATCGATCGCCTCAAGCTCGACGACCTCGGCCGGGAGGTGAGGATTGTCTCGCCACAGGTCCGTGGCCAGATAGCCCTCCCACTCCAGTTCGTAGCTTCCATCGCGCTCAGGGTCCCGCCAGAATTTGACGCGCCACTCGGTGTCCCCACCGTCGAACACCTCTTGCACTAGCGTCCCAACCTCGTCTCCAAAGAAGCGGACCTGGGCTGTGCTCACGCGGAGTGGAATCGTGAGGTCATCGCTATTCTGCTCCGACCACGTGAGTTGGAACGGAGTAGTGGCCGGAGACAAGTGGACCACCGACCCGCTGTGCCCAAACTGCTGGATCTCGACCCGACAGTCTGCGGTCGGGGTCGTCCAATCGAGTTGGTACTTCGTTTCGTAGGCCATGGTGCGTCAGGATCGTGAGGAGTGGCCCTTGCGGCGCTGAACCTTCGTCGTCGTGTCGTAGGAAGTCTTGATGTCCCGTCCGGAGGTTGTCGTCTCCCCGGTGACGTTCACGGTGATGTTCGCTCCAGCCCCGGAGGGAACTGCGGTCGCAACGGCGCCGGGCTGGATCATCTGTGACGGCATTGGCATGCCGGCCCCGACGGCCCCCGTCGCTTCAGGCATGACCGCCGCTCCACCTGTTCCCTGCAGGTCCGGCATGCCACCGCCAAGGATGGTCGTGAAGTTGCTCCCGAAGCTGCTGAGGCCTCCCGTAAACGGCGCGAGTGCCAGGGATAGCAGGGCCGCGGAGGCGAGCTTGCTGATCACCTGCTCCAAGACCTGCTTCGCTATATTGCCGAAGTCCTTGAACGCCTCTCCGAGGCGCCCAAAAATCGATTGCGTCTGATTCAGCTTCTCGTTCACCTGATCCAGTTCCTTCGACAGCTGGCGGACTTGCTGAAAATTGCCGGCGTCTCGCGCCTGGCGGAGATTCTGCTGAATGCGTCGCCGTCGATCACGCAGCCGCTGCACCTGTCGGGGATCTGCAAACAGCGCGTCCCCGAGCGCACGGCCAATGCCATCGGTCAGGCTCTGAACCCCCTGCACGACGGCCGGCCGGATGGCCCGGAAAAATTCCTGGGCCCGAGTCAATGCCTGATTGAGCGTCTGCTGAAGGCGACGGGCCTCCCGCTGCATTTTCTGGCTGATCTCGGCAACGTCGAGCCCTCCGACGGTTGACGGCGCGCCTACCGACCCAGCCGGCTCGACGGCCGCGGCGTCGGCCGGCTGCGACGTCTCTTCTCTGAGGTCCCCATCATAGAGCTTTCGGATGTCTCGGAGTTGCTTTTTACCCTCACGCAGCTTCTTTGCAAACTGGTCGATTAACGCTGGCGGGAAGGCGCCCGGCACCTGCTGCTTCAGCTTCTGAAGCTGCTTCACCGCGTCGAGGCGGAGCCCCTTGATTTGCTGGAGCATATCCTCTCGGGGAATCAGGTCCCGCTTAAACCGCTGGCGCACGCGCTGAATCGCCTGCGTCATCGTTCGGGTGATCTCTCGAATACCCGGTACATCGCCAACGCCCTGGGCCAGCGCATCCGCGTTGCTCTGGCTCTCGCCACCTACACGTCCGGCACCGACCACGGCCCCGATGAGGGGGCCCACCCCTTGAATATTCTTGAGGAGGTCGATCATGACACCGCTAAAGGTCGCCAGTTCATCGTCGACGGTCTGTATAGCCACCGCAAAGCCTCGCGCCGCGGGTAGCACCTCCGAGCGGATAACACCTGAGAATTCGGATGCAAACTTACGCCCCGCCTCCTTGAACGTGGCCCGGGCGCCCTGCACGTCAGACTGGAGTCCTTGTGGCCCGAGCTCCGCGGCCAGTTTCGTGGCCACGCCCGCCAACCCCGCGCCGGCCCCCAGAGCGGCGGCGGCGGTTGCTCCGGCAGCCCCCAGTGCCTTCAGTTTCGGCGGGACAGCAGACAGTGCCACGAAGCCTTCCTGAACCTCGTCCAATTCCCCTGGCAACCGGTTGCCACCGAAGATTCCGCCCCCTCCGCGTGAAGCCCCGAACGCCCGATCCGTATCCGTATCGACCTCGACATCGATCTCTTGGCTGTCGAGGGCCCGGAGCTGCGCCCGGGTCTCATCGGCATCGAGCCGCGTGTCAATCTCGACCGTATTCCCGTTCAGGGCGTCCAGGCGCGCTTTCAGCACCGACACCTCGCCGGCCGTGTCCTCAATCTCGTCCTGCGAGCCCCGCATCGACCGGTTCAGGCGCCGCTCGAACTGGTCAATCTCGTCGGCCGCCTCCTCGATCTCATCCTCGAGCTCCCCCATCTGGAGGCTCAACGATACGTAGAGCTCGTCGACTTCATTCGAAGGCATCAGTCTGCCGAGCGGTTAGTGCTCAGGTGCTGAGAAGTCAGTGACTAGGTCTTGGGCCCATCCCTGGGTACGCCCCTTGAATGCATCGTAGGCGTCCGCGTCGCGGGCCTCAGGGCTCGCGTATCCGTAGAGGTCGCCGAGCGTAATGGTGTCTCCGCCAACGACTTGGCTGACCGTGTTCACGACGGCCAGCGTCCGGCGCCATTGTCCGCGCTCGGAGCGCTTTTGCGCCTGGGCCCACAGCAAAAGGTCTCGGATGGGCGCCCGCCGGACTTCGCCCGGGGTGAGGCCCGCCTGGGCGGCCCACCGGAAGAGCTCGTCCGTGCTGAGCGGGGCGCCCTCTAGCCCTTTCCCTCTGGCGACGCCTCCGGGGAGCCCGTGTCGGGGGCGGTCTCGTCACGGGAGGGGCTCAGGCGCTGGATCATCTCTTCGATCGGCGCCTCGGCCAGAGCCGGGAACCCCACGGCCGAAAGCACCTCCTCCCTCTCGAGGCTGGGTTCAAACCGCACAAACCCCGCGTGGAGCAGGCCAGCAAGGGCCTCGAGCGTTAGGCTCACCTCCTCGCCGCCCGGATCGGAGGCCTCGACGATCTCCTTCCGCTTTGCGTCGGAGAGGGCCTCGAACTCCTTCAGGCTGGAGATGCCGTGCTCCTCGAGGACTTCCGGCGAAAGGGTGCCGCCGCTTACGTCCTGGATCTGGGAGAGCACCTCTCCGATCTCGATGTCATGCCGGTCGCGGAGCGTCTCTGCAGCTTTTCCGTCGGCCTTCCACGGAAGCGTGACGCGCCGCCCCCCGACGGATAGGGTCACCTCGAGGGCCTCTTCCTTCGGGTCGGTCCGAAGGGCGTCAAATGAGTCGAAGCTAGGCATCTGTGTATGTCGGTTGTGAGCTGTTCAATTACGCCTGTACCTTGCGGTCGAGCGGCCCGTCGCCAGCGACGGAGTAGCTCTGACTGATCGGGCTGTCGCCGGTGGAGGACGCCTCGAGGGTGAGCTCCTCGATCGGGCCCTTCCCCGAATACCGGGTCGCTCCCGAGACGCGGGTCCCGTCCTCGGCCGTCTTCTCGACGAGGGCGTGGACGCGGTCGCGGTTGAAGAAGGCGCTTACGAGGAGGTCCAGCCCCGTCTCGATCGAGCCGCTGAAGGTGATCGGGCCGCTTTCGGTGAAAGTGAAGTCGAGGGTGGCGGTCGAGTTGTCGGCCGGGGCGTCCAGCGTGTAGTCCGAGGCCCGCAGCTGGCCGGTAAACTCAAGGGAGCCGAACGTGAGCGTGAAGGCGATCGCGTTGCCGGCCTCCGCCTCCTGCTGGACCTGCTTGGTGAACTCCCCACTGGTGGACTCCGGATCGAAGTACGCCCCCGACGTCGTAATCTCCATGGACTGCTCCACGACGCGCACATAGCGCCACAGCGGGTCCTCGAGGCCGGCCCGCTCGTCGAGCTCGGACGTGAAGGTGGCCGTCAGGTCCTCGACGCCCACCGCTTTGTAGGTCGTGCCCTCGACGGTAATCTCCAGCTTGACGTTGTCATTGGCCGGCGCCTGGTGGGCCCCACTGGACTCGGTGTGGTAGACGTCGAGCGTGAGATCCCATTCCCCGCGGCCGTTGATCTGGTCGCCCCAGAAACCAGCGTCTTTGTCCAGGGCGTCGAGCAGCCCGTACGTCCGGGACAGCTCCGCCCCGGTCTCGCCGGGCGCCTGAAGGCGATACGCCAGGTATCCCCCCACTGCCGAGTCGGTGAGGTCCTTCCCCACCGTCACGTCGGCCGTGCCGTCGCCGTTGTCGGTGACCGACGACACCGACGTCGCTTCCGGGGAGGAGAGCCGCTCCTCGACCACGACATCGTCGCCGGACGAGAGGACCTGCGTGATGTCCTGATTGAACCGGCTGATGTCGATCGTGACGATGTCATTCGACGTGTCGACCCCGGTCACGTCCCACTCGTGGCCGGCCACGGTGCGGGCGTTGACGCCGGAGACTTCTTTCTCGGAGACAGCCATAGCGAAGTGGCTCTACGAAAGCCGTTGAGTCATGAGGTCGTATCGAAGGTTCACGTCCATCGCCCGGTGGCCACTATCCATCGAGTAGCCGTTGGGCGTCAGGTTTGGCACTGGAAGGTGCAGAAGGGCGTGATCCGGGCCGAGGTCGAGGGGGGCCGCCTCGAGAGAGCTCTTCACCGCGTCGGCCAGGTCGAAGGCGCCTAGGAGCTTCGCGTCGCCGTCGGGACTCTCGGTGTGGCAGCGCAGGACCAGCGTCGAGGTGTGCCCTTCGGTGTCCATTGTGACCCGTCGCTGCGCATCGGGAATCGTGATGGCGACGTAGGTGGCCGGCACGTCCTTCGCGCCGGCGTAGAGGACGGTCTCCCCCACGCCATGCCCGAGCCCGTCCTCGCCGGTCAGCCGGTCGTAGACGGCCGTCGTAAGTGGTTTGAGTGGGAGATCCGGCATCGTGTCTCTCTATGGGGAGGCGCGCTCAACGGCGTTGCCAATGCGTCTCTCGTAGGTTCTCCCGACCAAGTTCGCGGCCGTCGTGAGGTAGAAATTCCCCTCCCGGTCCATGCGGCGCGTGTGGGCACTCACCTTGTGGGCCTGAACAGGGACCGTCCGTCCATCGGGAAGGTCTCGCTTGTGGGCCCCTCGGGTGTGTGCGGACACCGACACGGTCTCCGTAATTCCAAACTCGACGACCCGGGCGTACTCGACGTTCGTACCGACGTACCCGACGAGCTCATCTGGGTCGACGACCTCCGGGCTCGGGTCGATCGAGCCCTGGAGCTGCCCAGACTCGACGGGCACGAGCCGGCGCGCCGTGTCTTGAATCTCCTCCATCACGGCCGTCATCTCGCGGGCCACCTCCACGCGGACCCGCCTTGCGTAGCGTCTCAGGCGACGACGCAGGCGCCGTTTGCCTCGAACGCGGACGCGAGTCATCGGGCTGTGGGCTTGGCTACCGGTCTTTCGAAAGAACGAAGCTCCGGTCGAGGCGCGTCACGTCGGCGACGGTGGCCTTGAAGGTCGACCCATCCGGCCGTGTGACCGACGCCGCGTCCGACGGCTCGAGGGCGAAGGGCTCGTCATTGGGGAGCCACCCCTCGGCGTCCCCGACGCGCACCGTCCCGCCCTCGGCAGACTGTTTTGTCACCGCCTGCTCCTGGATCTCGGCCGGGCCGTCGTACACCGTCGTGGCGGCTCCACTCTCTCGGCCGAGGCCGTCTCGATCGGGGGGTCGGGTCACCTCAATGTGGTAGCTGAAAAAGTCCATCAGACGCCAGGGCTGTAGGGCGTGCGGTCGTCATAAGGGCGGAGCGGGGTGAAGACGCTGTGGGGCAGGGCGCCTGGGTCCCGGTCGTAGGTCACCGACTTGGACCCGACGCTCTTGCTCTTGACATCGCCGCTGGGCGACTTCGTCCAGTGGGTCACGATACGCGCAACAGAGTCCCGGAGGCGCGTCACGAGGTCCGCTGGCATGGCGTCGATGTCTGGCGTGCCATCGTCCTTGGCCTCGTATCCCTTCAGCTGCACCGGCTCTAGTGCGGGGAGGTGCTCTTGAAACGCACTTGTGTCGATCGTCTTCTCGTCTTGCCGGTATCGGTCCAGCACTTTCCGCTCTGCTCGATCGGCGACACGCGGGAGGTTAGCCTCCGCCTGGACATCGTCGGAGAGCCACTTGTCCCATGTGTCGCTCGTCAGGATTTCAGGCATTCAGCTTACTGCTTGATGCGGAAGTCACCGAGGGCCTCCTCCCGCACGACTTCCTTCCCGCCGACGTGCAGGCCGTCGATCTGGTCGCCGCGGTACCGCTCGGACTGCTGGCGCCGGACGTTGAGCACCGCATCGGCGTAGGTAATGGCGATGCGGCTGCCATACATGGCGTGCTCGTACTGCGGGCTCGAACCGGTCGTCTCAAACTGGCTGGAGGGCAGCTTGTAGACCTCAAGTCCGCGAAACATCCCTTGGAAGCCCGCGCGGACAGTCTCATCGCCCAACTCGGTGCCCCGGTCGGAGATCTTGTCCTCGATGAGACGGACCTCGTGCGGAGGGAGGGTGATGAACCGCCCCTCGTCGGGTACATTCTGCTCGTCGAGGTTCTCGCCGGCGTCGGCGATCTTGTTCTCGATGTCGTCTCCGCCCGCTTCATCGAAGGTAACTTGGTTCGCGCTGAGGGCGTCGTTGTAGGCCTCCATGACAAACCCCTGTGCGGCTTCCAGGAGCTGCTGGAGCCCTTCCTGCTGGAAGATCTCAGCGTACTGCTCAGCGCCCGCGTTGTCGGCCTCATCTGCGATGAACGCGAAGTACTTCGCGTGTGTCATCGGGAGCGTGTCCTTCTTCGCGGTGGGCTCCGTCTCGACAGTGATCCCGCTCGACGGGCTGTAGTCGCTAATCGTCAAGTCGTCGAGGGTCAAGATGTCCACCGTGTCTTCAGGGCCAGTAATTTCGCCCTCGAAGTTGCGGTTGACCATGTTGTCCGTCACGAGGTTCGTGCGGAGCTGCCGGAGGATCGTCCCGGACAGAATCGTCGGGTCGAAATTGGCGTTAGTGCCAGGCATGGTGTCCAGTCAGTTGGTTG